TTTTCATTAGCGGCTGCTAATTTCTTTCTGCCTGCTGCAGTACTTTTTAATTTAGAAATAGTTCTAGAAGGTGCATATACCTCACCAGTTTCAGAAGACTTTTTACCAGAAGCAGTTCTCCATTTTTGTTTGGTCCATCTATCTAAACTCTTTTGTCTTTTAGTTTTTGTAGATCCACCTTTTTTATAGACACTTTTAGCCATTGGCTTTGCTGCTTTAGTTTTTTTAGCTTTCATTACTATTTCTTTTTACTTTTATATCCTCCACCAGCAGCTTTATAACGCTTAGCTAACATTTGAGCTTTACGTGCAGACCACTGTCCAGGTGCTCCACCTTTTCCACCAGCTTTAATAGAATTAAATAATCTTTTACGCATTGTAGGCTTCGTATAATTACCCGATGCATTTACCGTACTTTTTTTCTTAGTTGTTTTTCTTAACGTCATATTATTTTTTTCTCTGTGTCGAACAATGCGTATTGACTAATTCCTTTCTTAGCTTTATAAACACTATTGTGTTCGACCAGTTTATAACTGTTCTCTCCAAGCTTAACCCAGTAATGGTTATTCGGAGCTTTTACTCTTGTCTTCATCAAGTTGTTGCTGTAGTTTTTGAATTTCAATTTTATTGGATCCATTATCATCATCCAATTTTAATTTAAGTATTTGATCTATTAATTTATTTTGCATAACTTTTTTAATTTCAAAACATTTTTCATATTCTTCTTTTTCTTCAAAGTGTTCAACCATCAATTCTACGATTTCATCGTTTACATCTTCAAGAGGATCATGTGCAAATAAACCTATGTTATAATCTTCTAAAAGAAACTCTTCATATTCTTGTTTTAACAATTCATCAAATGTCTTTCTTTTAGTCAACATCAAATATGAATTTTCAAATGCAATATCTATAATCATATTTTCTACTTCTTCAATGTTATCTAATCCTCCAATAGGAGGAATAGGCATTCCGTTGTTATCTTCAAAATTCATATTCTCTACTACAATAATATACAATTTTTTTTTCTTCTTATCAAGAACTATATCCCCGGTATACATATCGAAAAACAACATCCCCCTGGTACACCTAGCCCATGCAAATAAACACTCACATAATGGTATTGGTAATTATCCATGTATTGCATTGGCGTTGGGTATAACAAAACTAATCCCCAACAATTTTTTGAGATACCTATACCCCCTATGGTTAGGTGATAGCAAAAACAAAATGTCAAATAACAAGGCAATGTTTTTGTGTGTGGGAAATATAAGTATTTCTANACTACTCTACAGCTTGGTTGTACACTACTGCTCCCAAGCTATTTTTTGNCGGATANATGCAGTCTCCACAAGCACTGCTACAAAATTAAATTAACTATATAAATCAAAATGAAAAGTTTATTCTTTAACAAAAAAAATGTTTCTGCTAATGGTAAAATTAGCTTTGTATTCACAGATCGTCCAAGTGTTGTAACTGAATCAACCAAGACAATCAAAATCACTAACCCTGAAACGGGTGAGGTTACTGAACGTACTATTGGTGTTAAGTCTGCCAATACTGATGGACCATTAACTTATGGTGTATTCTATGTACGTGATGCTGAAACTAAAGACGTGGTACATGATGAAAACCATGAGGACATTCAATTCTTCTCTTCATTGGTTAAAAACACTGAAGTGGAAGGTATGACCTTATCTGAGGAATTCATCATTGACCAACGTACTAATGAGCCTACATCACTTAAATGGGTTCGTACTACATAACAATACTAAATGGGAGAGTGTAAAAGCTCTCCCTTTTATTAACAATTTAAATAAAGAAAGAAATGCCAAAAGTAATAAACCTATTAGAACAAGAACCTATTCAACTAATTTTTTTAGTTAATACAGAATCAGAAACACTAACTACAAAGTGTCTTGATGTATTACATTGGGATGCTATACAATTAATAGCAAGAGATGTTGATGGCTTTGATATCATAACTGTAACCAGAGGTGATAAAAAGTTTGTAGCCTTAGGCTATTGGAATGATGGAGCTGTAAAACTTCCTTTTTAAATATAAGGGTTTAACATTGACCTTGAGTAATTCATACCCTTAAACTAGATAAGCTTGTTGTCAATGGCAAGCTTTTTTTTAATAACATTTAGTACTACTGTCCTTTATACTAAATATACTCAAAGAAAATGAATATTGGCCATTAGGCTGTATCATACCTAGAGTATTGCTTCAACTATAGATAAGAAGTAATATGCTCAGAAACGTTAAAACCATTCTTTGAGATGCATTTAGCAGTATAAAGATAAAGCAGTAGTACTATTTAATCAGGGTGTGTAATAGCACCCTTTAATTAACAATTTAACACAAAAAACAATGAAAGAACATTCAATTATAAACCTACGTGCAATACTTCATACACTCACTGAATATCAATTAGAAAAAAGAATAGAATACAATAATGAACTTATGAAAGCATTAGATGTAATAGAAAGTAAGGATATAACATTAACAGAGGAACAAGCTATGTATTTTCCAAAATGTACTATTGAAAATCAATTTTATAATTGTCAATTAGAAATAATAAGACTACATAGAAGATTTAAAGAAGATTTGGCAGAACAGATTAATAAAGAATCAGGGGTGTGAAATAACACCCTTTTTTATTTTATTACTATATAGCAGAATGAATCATTTCCTATATAGAAGAAAGTGTTTTCCCCTTATATAAAAATGAGACTCAGTGTCTGATTATCAGCTATTTACAAAATAGAGTTTTTTTTATTTATTGCTTATTTAGTAGCAGAATGAGTGAAATATGTAGAATATTATATGTTTCTACACTGCTCCGCAGCTTTTTTCTCTACTGCTCCCCAGCTATTGCTTGTACACACAATTACCTATAAAAAACTTTAATTTATTGGTGTAAACAATTAATAATGTGTGTGTTACAGAGTGTGTGAATCACAATAACCCACAAATCATTATATATATCACTACTATAAAACTCACTACTTCCTATTAAATAATATAGCTAACTAGCATAACTACTAGTGAAGCTACTACATATTCCTTATTACTCTTATTAATACTACTAGGGTAATTGTTACTCTTGTTATTATTACTTATACATTTTCTTTATGAAGAGTATCACCCGGAATATCATAAAATCTTTTTTAACAACTAAATATTTATTCAATTATTAATTATGCAAAGTAAAACGCAAATTTCAAAAGTAAAAGTCAGAACAGATGACTTAGGTAATGTAATTCAACAAGGTAATAATCCAGAGTATGGATACATTACATTAGAACAAGACAGAGTTACTGTAGGTAACAATGGATGGGTCAAGAGATCCGAATTAAGTACAATCCTTCAAGGTACTATGGAAGACTTACAATCGTTAGATTATAACGCTGGGTCTACATTACCAGGTAAGATCGTAGTAAGAGAACAATTAGAACCGTTTAATGTAAATGATCCAGATCGTAATATCAAAAGAGCTGGTAAAGATGGAATCATTTGCTGTGTAGATGGTCAACCTATTTATAGGAAAACATTCTATGTACTTGACTCAAGTGCAGAAGATGTGTTAATTGCTCATGACAACACTCAAGCAATCAAAGAAGCAAATGGTACAGTAGAAGCTAAACCAAGTGCTAAAATTGATAAGCACATTACACCTGAAGAATTCAACGGAGAAGAAACTGTTGAAGAGGTAGAAGAAGAAGAGGTGGAAATGGAAGCTGAGTCGTTTGAACTCTAACCTAAAACCTAATTGAACTTATGCTCACACTACACAAATGTTTTTTTCATTATAATTCTGTATCGTAGTGTGGGTATAGTTCAGTTTAATATGCTTACAGAAGTATATTTAAAAATCTAATCACTAATTATAAAAATCATGTTAACAACTATAGACCAACCAACAAAATTCTACAAGTATAGAAGTAAAGTATATGCTTTAGTAGAAGAAACAGAAGGTAAACTTTTACTTCATAACGGACATAAAGGTATTACTAAAAGACCTACATCAGTTACTTCTCCTACTATGGAAGAGGTATCAGATACATTATCAAACAACCCAGAGTTTCAATCAATATGTGAAATGTATGAATACATAACTATTGACCGTGGACCTGAAGAGTATCACTCATATTTGAACTATGTAAAATCCTATTATTAAAAGATTATCTTGAGAACATAATTTATGCCTGTTGTAGTTAAGTCTGCAACAGGTTTTTTTAACCTTTTAACTAAAAATCAAATGAAACATATTAAATCAAAAAATACTAAGAATTATAACATGTTTAGTTTACTTCCTATGAATCGTGAAATAAACGCAAAGCATGTAGAAAAAATGCTTAAGTCACTTAACAACGTAGGTTGTATTCGTGATGTAATTGTAGTTACAACTAAAGTCTTTGAAGGCATAAAGAAGAACTACATCATAGATGGTCAACATCTTTACACTGCTTTAGTACGTGAGAACTTACCTATATCATATAGGACTCTTGATATTACAACTGTAGAAGATATAGTGAAAACTATGGCAGGACTTAATAACTCAAGTAAGTCTTGGGGTCTTATGGATTATGTTAACGCTTACAAAGTTGTTAATAATGATTACATGAAACTCTTAAGATACATCAACATGTATAACTTAGAACCAACAATGATTGCTATGATTGCAACAAATAATCCTAAGTCAACACGGATCAGCAAACTTATTAAAGAAGGAGAATTTAATATCACTAACTCTAAGACAGAGGTTATGTGTAAAGAGTTTTCAGATATCTTTCTTAAGATAGGCAAGGCAGACAGATGGGTAAAGTTTAACTTTCTATCAGTCTTCATGTCAGTTTATGGTAAGTATAACCATAAAAAAGCTTTAGCTCGTTTAGATAAACATCTACCTACAATCAAAGCTATGTCTGATCAACATTATGCATCTGAGTTTATTAGAAAGAAAATTTTTAACCTTTAAACCTATAATCAAATGAAATATTTATTAAAATTAATTTATATGGTAATACTACCATTAGCATCTTTATTTACAACAGTATGGATGATAACAGAAAATGCTAACATAGCAATAATATCTACTAACATAGGTATTCTGCTATTACTAATTATAAATGCAGTAAACTATGCAGCACTATTTAACAATTGGAAACTGATACCATATGTATCTTTTAGTCTTATACCAGGTATAGGATTTCTATTAGGATATGATGAAGACTTAAGAGAATTTACTCTTATACTTCTGTTCATCCAGATGGAGATAACTTGGAGTAAAAGCAGGTAAAAAACCCTAATTTAGAAAAAAAACCGCCATGTATGACGTACTAACAGTACCAGTATTATTCTATAGTATATATCTATGAGTGTAAATACTGAGTGGGTACATTAGTACATGGTGATTTTATAGTTAAATAATGTTATTTCCAGTGTGTCTCTAAGTAGATACACTGGTATAACAATTTAAAAAAAAGTAATATGCCAACAATATCAAAACAAACTACACTAGATATAATTAAAAAATGTATCAAAATAGAAAACAAAGAAAACTATGAGCGTCTACTTTCTTTATTGGAAGATGTAAATCAAGATGATCTTATGGAAATAATATTATCACAGAATAAGATAGAAGATATGAAGTATGGTCAAGTTATAAAAACCAAAGTACAGAAATGGAATCTGGATTATGAAGTAGATGTCTTAGATAGATATGGATTAATCAATAACGGTTATGTGTATGGTATTATAACAGATACAAATCTTGGATATGATAAATCATATAAAGCAATGATGTATACACATGACAGCGATCATAAAATTATAAACATAGAGCTCAATGTAAAGAAAGAAAATATTCTTATGGTAGATAAGAGTGAACCATTCTTTACAGTATTTAAAAAATACAAAGAGAAAGAAGCAAAACAAAGTAATGCAGAGTAAAAAAAGGTTTGGTATAGTATCATATGATATTATTACTTCACCTGAAATAACTCCTCAAGCAAAAGCTTTATACTCTACCTTAGCATGTTATGCTAATAAAGAAAGAACTTGTTATCCTTCCATTGCAAGACTGGCAGATGAATTAAATATAAGCGTTAGGACAGTAGATAGACTGATTAAAGAACTAAAAATTAAAGGCTGCATAAAACGCATTGGAAGAAAAATACAAATTAAATAACGTTAGCTATATATATGCAATATATATATAGTTACTAGCCTAATACAGACCAAATTAAAATAGAATTATTATAACTTTGTTTATATACAAACATGATAATTCAGCTTCAAGATGGTCGTATAATAGAATGTTCTCTAGAACAGTATTTATCTCTAACAGATTTAGAGGTACATCAACTGGTATCTTTGAGCTCATACTACACCAAGGAAGTTGGTGATCCGTTCTATAATAATTTCTCAAAAAGCATAGATATATTATCTGATGATGAACTAGAGGAATACATCAACAATCATGAACCAAAACTTTATGAAATTGATGATATAGAAAAATTGAAAGATCCGGACTTTCAAAAAGATGATATCTAATCTATAGATATCTATTTACACTAATCTTAATAAATTAAATTAATCATGTTATCTCAAGAACAAATCAGTCAAATTAAACTTAATAAGCAAATAGAGTCTATTAAGCAGCGTGAAGAACGTTATCACTATTATGGTCTACTAGACCAGTATCAATTGTATCCAGAAAAATTTAATGAACTATCTTATAGGAAATTAAATCCTCAACAGCATTTCTTATTTAAAAGAGTGTTACATGGTCTCAATGTCTATACTCCAGAAGAAGTTAAAAAACTTCACTGGGATAAAAGAAAGAGAATCACCAAGGTTTGGAAAAGAGCACAAAGAGAAATCAATGCTTGGAAACAAATAATAACAAATAAAAGAATTAATACTTATCTTCGTAAGACTTTCAGAGGAGACGGTGTTAATGCACTTTTAAATGTACCTGATACAGAAATTATGGATGACTATACAAATAAGTTATCCTTAAAAGATTTAGGAATTACATATGAAGATTTAATACTATTCTTTCTTAGTAAAGGTTTACTACCAAAGAACTATTTAAGTATTAAAACCAATTGATAAAACAGAAGAAAAAGTTATGTGACAATTGCAATACCATGCAGTTTATCTGGAAAAATGATAAAGGCAGTAGGTATTGCAAGGGTTGCTGGATAAAATATAAATCTTCTGAAACTAAACCACTTAAAAAAAGACAATACATTAAACCTGTATCTAAAAAAACTCAGGTTCTTAATGATGCATATACTACTATCAGAAGGGATTTTATGTTATCTAATCCTATATGTCAAGCAGCATTGCCAGGTTGTTCAATACACGCAACAGACGTGCATCATAAAAAAGGTAGAGGTAAGTATATATTAGCTGTAAGTAGCTGGTTATCAGTATGTAGAAAATGTCATATGTACATTGAAGAACATCCTGATGAAGCTATTGAACTAGGTCTATCAGAAAAAAGATATTAAATAAAATATAAAAATCATGAATTATTTTGAATTAGAATGTGCTATTGAAGAATGGGCACAAGAAAAAGGAATCTTGGATAAAGCCACACCGATGGCCCAAGCACTAAAAACATTAGAAGAAACTACAGAATTTTGTACAGCTGTAAACAACAATGACCGTGCAGAAATTATTGATGCAATGGGTGACATTATGGTTACATTAATTATACAGGCTAAAATGCAAAATTTACAATTAGAAGAATGTCTCGAATCAGCTTACAATGTTATTGCAAAACGTACAGGTAAGATGGTTAACGGTCAATTTGTAAAAGATGAATAATAGAAATAAGATACAAACAGAGTGTCTTCATACAATTGTTCAACATCATAGATGTACAGCAGCTGTAAGTATGGGTGTTGGTAAAACAAGAATTGCATTAATGCATCTTAATAACTTCTATAAACCAGGAATGAAAGCATTAGTAGTTGTACCAAAACTTTCTATAATTAATTCTTGGGCAGAAGAAATTGAAAAGACAGAACTTCATCATCTTACAGACTGTATAGACTATAGTACGTATAAATCTATAAATAAAAAAGACAATATATATGATATAGTTTATTTAGATGAGTGTCATAATATATTAGGAAGTCATATACCATTTCTTAGTGGTCATAAAGGTAGAATACTTGGTTTAACAGGTACACCACCAAGAAATAAAAATTCAGAAAAATATAGACTTGTTAATATATACTGCCCTGTTAAGTATAAGTTTAATGTTGATAAAGCAACGGACTCAAATATATTAAATGACTACAGAATTATTATACATGAAATAAATTTGTCTAAATCAAACAATCTTATAAAGAAAAGAAAAGATGGAAGACAATGGTATACAAGTGAAGTTAAAGATTATGAGTATGTAACCAAAAGATTTAATGAAGCAAGACCGGGTAAAGATCAACAGATTGCAGCTGTCATGAGAATGAAAGCACTCCAGTCATATACCAGTAAAGAGTTTTATGCTAAAGATCTTTTATCTAATATATCTGATAAGTGTATTGTATTTGCAAATACACATAAACAAGCAGATAAAATGTGCAGTCATAGTTATCATTCAAGTAATCCAAAATCTGAAGAGAACTTGCAGTTATTTTCAGACGGAAGAATAGATAAGTTATCTTGTGTTCTACAGTTATCAGAAGGTGTTACAATACCAAACTTAAAACAAGGTATTATAATGCATGCTTATGGTAATGAAAGAAAATCTGCTCAACGTATTGGTAGACTATTACGTTTAAACCCTACAGAAACATCTATATGCCATATACTATGCTATAAAGGAACTAAAGATGAGCAATGGGTTAAGTCTGCATTACATGACTTTGATCAAAATAAAATAGAATATTATAATCCTCTAGAAATTTGAAAAGAAAAAATAAAATGAATGAAGAAAAATTTATAGACTTTGCATGTATAGTATTAACATTGTCTTTAATGGGAGGTTTTTTAATATTAGTTTTTAAACGTCTTAGTTAATATGGGAAAAATGAAAGAATTATATATGGAAATGATTGAGAATGAATATAAAGGAGATTATGATGCATATCTACAGGACTTATCAAGAATCACTTGTGAAGAGTTTATACCTTTAGAAGATCATCAATGTCCAAATTGTTTTCAAAGTTCAATCATAAGGAATGAAACATCAGTTCAATGTGAGTTATGCGCTCAAGAATTTGTACTGGTTGAGAATAATGTACTTAGATTTAAGTGAAAGATTCATTATATATAAAGTGCACTGTCAAGGATGGTGCACTTGATTTCCCTAATAAGGGAACAAAAGGTAAATTTGATAGGTTTATAAAAAACCTACCTGACACAACTAAACTTGAGATGTTTATTAGTGCATCATCAAGCAATGGTTCATTACCACAATTAGCCAGAGTTCATGCAATGATAAGAGAAATAGCTAATGAGATTGGCTATACCTTTGAAGAAATGAAACTAACTGTAAAGAGGGAAACGGGAATGTGTATAGTAAAGAATGGTGTAGAGTATTGTAAGTCTTTTGCAGACTGTGATAAAGCAGAACTAAACATGGTTATACAAACATGTATAGAGATAGGAGACTTTAATGGCATGCAACTTAGGTAATTACTTATCCCAAGCTAAAGCAGCATAAAGGAGAAACATTATGCATACAAATTCAAACATTGACATTATTTAACAACTTTCATTTTGCTGTTAATCTCGTCAAGTTTTTCTTTGATATCTTTTCCTTTAACAAGCATATCACCAAGTTGATTTAAATCTTCTTGTGTTGCTTCTGTCTCTGTTTTAACAACAAGATTCTGTTCTTGAGCATGATATTTAAACAACTGAGTCATAGAGTATAAAGTGTATAAATCAGATTCAAATCTATCAAACACTAAATCTTTTCTCTTAGGATCTTNAGGTGGAAGAGTAACCATATCTTCAAACTTNTTGAATATAGNAGGTAAATCAGTTGCTCTATCAGGATGATCTAATATAAGTTGAGATGTAATTCTCTCTAAACCAGGAATATAAGCTGTTGATATCTCTATATTCTTAATAGTTTTAGTGAAATCATAAGTATCAACNGTTTGTAATCTTTTACTTTCTTCAGACATAATAATACAAAAATACAATTAAAATATGGAACAATCAATATCAGAAAATGATGTAATAAATAAACTAAAAGATAAATTAGTTGGATCCGGGTGGGAAGATATATTAAATCCATTCTTAGATAGTAGTGAATTTTATAAAATAACAACTACTCTTATACATAATCATCAAAATAATATAAGGTTTACACCAAAGTATTTTGATATACTTAATGCATTTATACAATGCCCTTATGATAAAATTAAAGTTGTCATACTTGGTCAAGATCCATATCCACAGGTTGGAGTTGCTGATGGTATAGCATTTAGTTGTAGTAATAAAGGTAGGGCAGAAAAGTCTTTACAATATATATTTAAAGCTTTATATGGTACATATGAAGATAAAGATTATGACTTAAAAAGATGGTCTAATCAAGGAGTACTGTTAATTAATACAGCATTTACTTGTCAGATAAATAGGATAGGTTCACACTTTCATTTGTGGCAACCTTTCACCAATTATCTATTCAAATATCTTAATGAAAATAATAAATTAATATTTGCATTAATGGGTAAAAAAGCTGAAATTTGGGAAACTAAATTATCTCATCAGATATTATTAAAATGTCCTCATCCTGCATCAGCTGCATATAAAGGTGGTGTATGGGACTCTAAAGATATATTTAATAATATAAACTTAGAACTAAATAAATTAAATAAAACAAATATTAATTGGTAACATGACAGCAGTAGAATTTAAAGACTATTATAGAGATTGTAATAGAGCTAAAGCAGATATTAAAAAAAATCATGGAGTAAATATATTTATACTTCCATTTCCAATATCTAAAGAAAGATTAACATTAGATGAGTTAGCTAATATATCATTAGAAGTTCATAATGAAGAAACACATCGTGAACATATAACAGATATAAAGAAGACATCAAGAAAGAAAGACCTTGTTAATACTAGACATGTATTCTGTTATTTTGCAACAATGTTTGGATATAATAGAACACAAGTAGCAGAATATCTTGGAAGAGATCATAGTACAGTTGTTCATGCATTAAGATTTTGTAGTGACATGATAGATACAAATGATATTGTATTTGGATCAATCATAAGAAAGATAAGTAAAAAAATAGATAAACATGTGGAAGATATTTCAGATAATTACAAAGCAAAAGTTAACACCGAACCAAGTGTTGCTTCTTTATTCAATGAAGAATAAAGTAAAACCTTATATATTAAATAATCTTGAGGAGGAAAAAGAATATCTTTTATCTCAAGAGTATCTGGAATATGATGGTAAAGTATATAAAATGACTGCTAAAGCTAAAGCCCTATTGGTAAAGATAGAGAACTACTTTATTACAGCAAAAAAGAAAACAGATGAAGAGTTAATGGGTAAAGAATTTTCTAAAAGAATTAATATCTATAGAGAATTATTTCCTGNGGGTAAGTTGCCTCATGGTAAACCAGCAAGACAAAACGTTAAGACTCTTAATGAATCATTTAGATGGTTCTTTGAAACATATGATTATACATGGGAAGAAGTAATGAAAGCCACTAAAATGTATATCAGTGAATATGTATCAACGGACTATTTATATATGATGACAAGTCAATATTTTATATCTAAGCAAGATAAACATAAAGTTAAAACTTCAACCTTATCAGATTATTGTGATATGATAAGAGATGGTGTACAAACTAAAGTAGAACATTTTTCAGACAAAGTAGTATAATGGATAAGTTCTATTATTATGAATGTTGTAACTGTGAACTTGAGTTTGAATCAAATCAAGAAGAACATAAATGTATTAGTTGTAAAGATAGTAGTTGTCTAATTTTAACAGCAGTATTATGAGTAAAGTAAAAGAAGAATGGGTGGGACAATATTCAGCGTTTAATGAAGCGTTGAAATATATGTCAAAAAGGGCTAATGGTGAGGAGAAATCTATATATACACCATGGGCTAAGTTTAATGATGCTACTACTGATGGTTTAGAATGGAATACTTTAACTGTAATGGGTGGAAGACCTGGTTCAGGTAAAACTTTAATTAAAGATCAGATAATAAGGGAATCATTTATGTTGAATCCTAATGATGACTTTAGAGTATTAGAGTTTCAGTTTGAGATGGTAGGAAGAACTTCGGCATTGCGTGAGTTCTCCTCTATAACAGGTAAAACATATAAAGAACTCTGTAGCGCGGGTTCTAAGTTAACATCCAATGTTATTAATGAATGCCATCAGTATGCAAAAGAACGTGTAAAGTATCCGGTTGATATAGTAAGTAAACCTATGACTGTTAATCAGATGCGTGAGCAAATAGATATGTATATGAACGAACACAAGGGTAAGAAAACAATTATTACTCTTGATCATACTATGTTAGTTAAGAGAGCTCCTTATCAAAATAATACATTAGATATGTTATTTGAATTAGGTGAGTTCTTTACACAAACAAAGCGTGAATATCCATGTATGTTTATTACTCTATCACAACTTAATAGAAATATTGATAAACCAGAACGCGCTCAACAGGCAAAGTATGGTAATTATATTCTTGAGTCAGATATATTTGGATCAGATGCAATGCTACAACATGCTGATACTTTAATAGGTATTAACAGACCAGCAAAGCAGAAGATTAGATTATATGGACCTGATAGATATATAATAAGTAGTGACAGAGATTTAGTATTACATTTTCTTAAAGCAAGAAATGGTGATACAAGAATGAGTTTTTTCAAAGCGGTGTTTGAAGAAATGAGAATTGAAGAAATGAATACACCGCAACAAGACATTAGATAAAATGACACCACAAGAAAGAAAAAGTAAAATAGCAATTTTAAGAGAACTACATGAAGAGTATTTGCAGACAACTGGAGATGCTGATACATTGTATATACCCAAGATGGCTTATAGACCACAAGGTAAAGATGAAAAATTTATTAGTTTTTTTCCCAGTGAACTAGAGAAAGAAAAAGATATTTATACAGAGTTTGTTAGTATAGAATATAACGCTGAAGATCCAAAAAGAACTTTATATTTGTATAAGTATAATCCACATTGGAGAGAGGAGTATGAATTAGTTAAAAGCAAATCAGGTTTTGAAAGACATTTGATACCTGTATCAGAACTAAAAGTAATAGATAAGTCGATATCTGCATCACCACAAGCTCCTAAAATACTTGAGTTAGACCTAATAAAAAACCCAGATAATTATGATGCTATAGATAAAATCTTAGCAAAGTTAGGAGATATAAATATTACATTAAATAAAATAAATGATACAATTAAATTATCAAATCAAAAGTAAATTATGGGAGTAGGAGTATTAGTTATTGCTGAATCAGGATCAGGCAAGTCAACATCAATTAGAACATTAAATCCTGAAGAAACTGTAATTATAAACATTGCAAATAAACCATTACCATTTAAAGGATGGAAAGGTATGTATAAACTATTGGACAAAGAAAATCCAAATGGTAACATGATTAATGTATCAAGTGGACCAGGAGTTTATAAAGCAATGAAGCATGTTAGTGATAAGATGCCTCATATCAAAAACTTAGTTATTGATGACTGGCAATATATGTCAAGCTTTGAGTACTTTGATAAAGCCAATGAAAAAGGTTATGATAAGTTTACTCAGATTGCAGCTAATCTAGCACAGGTTGGTAAACTTCCTAAAGATTTAAGAGAAGATCTATTATGTTTCTTTTTAACTCACTCAGAAGAATCTACAGATATTAGTGGTAGACGTAGAGTAAAAGCTAAAACAGTGGGTAAAATGATTGATAATGCATTGACATTAGAAGGATTATTCTCTATAGTATTGTTTGCTAAAATAAATAAAGAAGAAGACGGTAGTCTTACTTATGGGTTTGAAACTCAGAACAACGGAGAAAATACTTGCAAATCCCCTATGGATATGTTTGATGAAGTATTTATTCCAAATGATCTAGAGCTTGTTAGATCAAAAATTATTAGTTATGAGAACTAAATTATTTAAATTAAAAAATTAATTAAAAAGAAGAAAAATGTTAAGTACTAAAGACATGTCTGCAGGATCAGGCAAAATTAAACCAGTGGTTGGACCAGGTAATCACACTGTTAAGATTAATGAAATTGGATATATTGTAACACCATACGATCCGGATTCACATAATATTATATTACATGTAGAAACAACACCTGTAAAAGGAGAGTTTCAAGGTTTCTTGAAAGATGTAAATAATCAAAATGGGCCACGTTATGAAGGTCAAGTTGGTAGAGTTAGATTCAGCCCATATGCATTTAAAGATACAACTCTTCCTAATGGAAAAGAAATATCTAAAGTAGATGAGGTGATGAAATCTATGATTCAGTTAAGTGAAGTTCTTGGTAAAAGAGAAGCTCTTGATCAGATTGAAGCAAATACAATTGAAGACTTCATGACTCAAGCAAGCAGTGCATTATCAGGAGATGCATATATTAATGTATGTTTAGCATCTAGAGAATGGGTTAATAAAGAAGGATATGTAAATAATGATTTATATCTTCCTAAGCCTAGTTCTGCAGGAGTAGCTATGGAATCTGTTAATGTAGAAAATTCAAACATAATTAAGTTTGATAGTAACAACCCAAATCATTTAAGAAAAGCTCAGGTTGAAACTAAACCAGCAGATTCATTTGAACCTGCAACTGCTGAGTCAGGTAGTGATTTTGAATTTTAATATTTATTAGATTTATAATGTGCCGGTTATGATGTAATATTGTAACCGGCATTTTTATTTAAATAAATATGATAAATACAAAGAATCTAGTTTATGACGGGTTAAATGTACCAAGCTATTGGATATTTCAATATTATTTAAATTTATCAGAGGTTTTAACAGGACAGGATGTAAAGATAAAATCAATCTTTAATCCTAATGAGAGAACGCCAAGTTTCTGTGTATATGTTGATAAGACAGTTATGCAGTATAAATTTAAAGACTTCTCAACTGGTAAAAATGGAGATAAGATTGATTTAGTAAAGATGCTATTTGATCTAAGTTATTCAGATGCAGTAAATAAAATACTAAAAGATTATAATAATTATATATCTAAAAATGGTGGTGATATAAAAGTTGAGTTTGCTGTAAAAGAAAAATGGAAGGTAGATTATATAAAGAAAAGAGGCTGGAATAATCAGGATGCTGAATATTGGTTAAAGTATAGAATAGGATCAAAGGTTCTAAATGAATACAATGTATATCCTATAGAATATTATAACCTTGTAAGGGAGAATGACGGGACCGTAGAATCTATTACAATTAAAAAACCAATGATGTATGGTTACTTTGATAATAATGATGAGGTGTATAAAATATATCAACCAAAAGGTAATCATAAATTTCATAATGTAAAACATCATATACAAGGTTTTGATCAGCTTAAGTTCAATCAACCTTATTTAGTTATATGCTCATCACTTAAAGATGCTATGTGTCTAAAAGCAATGGGTTATAATATAGAGGTTATTGCTCCTAACAGTGAGAACACTATGATAAAACCTCATGTTGTAGAGCATCTAAAAGGTAAGTATAAAAAAGTCATAACTCTATTTGATAATGATGAAGCAGGACAAAAAGCTATAGAAAGATATAAATCTGATTATAACTTAGATGGTCTTGCAATACCATTATCTAAAGATATTAGTGACTCAATGGTTAAGTATGGTTTTGAACATGTTCATTCCATTATAAAACCATTATTTAAAAATATATTAAATGGGTAAAAGAAAAAACAAATGGTTTATACCAGGAAATGTACCTTCAAGTAAAAATGGACGCAGATGGACAGGTAAATACTTTATAGCAAGTAAAACTGTTATTACATATAGAAAGAAAACAAAAGAGTATTATAAACAATATGCTCAAGAGTTTAAGGATGAACTAAGTAATTATGAACTTCCAGTAAAAATAAAGTTTACATTTATCAGAGGAACAAGACATAAGTTTGATTATATCAATCCCGCACAAACAGTGCAAGATGATATGGTAAAAAATGGATGGATTGAAGATGATAATGCAGAATTTATTATACCTGAGTTTGTTCAATATGAATATAATAAAGAAAATCCTGGAGTTCACATAGAAATAATAAAAGAAAATAATGAGAAGAAATGAATATAGAATTAATTTATAACCAACTAGCAAACATTAGGTTTAATAAAGATTATGATCAACTTAATGAAAGTGAGAAACAACAAATTATAGATCAAGCTGATAATGAAATACTGTTTATATAGTAATGAAAGAAATAAATATTACTGAATATAATGGTATAATAAAGATGTTAAAAGCATCTGCTGAAGATTTTGAAGTTGGCTTTTTTAGTTTAGTAAACTCAAACTATAGTAATCCTTATACTTTAGCATGTGTTATTGCACATCAATTAGTATTTGAAAAAAGAAAAAGGTTTATAGATAAAGTTAATGAGAATAAAAGAGCATTTCAAAATAAGAAGATAGTAAATCCAGCTAATCTATTGATTGATAATATGAAAGTATTACCAGGTTTTAATAAAGTTTATTATGAAATATTAAAAATAGAAAATGATTAATATACAAGACGCGGTTGCTAGAACAACCAAGAATTTAATTTTTACAGAGCCCTTTTATGGGCTTTTTTTGATTGGTATAAATAAGAAATATACTGATACTTTACCTACAGCGGGTGTAAGTAAACATGGTATAGGAATGCAATTAACAATTAATCCGAACTTCTTCAATGAATTATCTGAAGATCATAGATTTGGTTTAATAAAACATGAGCTATTACATATTGCATTTGGGCATTTGGTGATTAGAGATAGATATCCCAATGCAAAGTTGTTTAATATAGCAGCTGACTTAGAGATCAATCAATATATACTTGAAAGTAAACTTCCTGAAGGTGGATTACTGTTATCAAGTTTTCCAGAACTTAATTTACCAGTTAAAGCAGGTACAAAAGAGTATTATGATATATTAAATCAAGCACAGCAAGATGGTTCGTCTCCATCATTAGATTCATTAATGGATCAGATGAATGGTGAAACACCATATGATCATGCTACATGGGATGAGTTTGATGATCTATCTGAAGCAGAGAAAAAACTTGTTCATAAGCAAATAGAACATCAATTAAAGGAAGTAGCTGAAACAACAATAAAGAAAAATGGTAACATTCCTGGAGAACTTTCAGAGGTTATTAATAGATTAATGCATGTTGAACCTGCTAAGTTTGATTGGAAAGGATATCTTAGAAGATTTATAGGTAATTCTAGTATAGTATATACAAAGAAACTAAGACGTAAGTACAATAAAAGATATTCTGGTAATCCTGGATTAAAGATTAAATTTAAAAATAATATTCTTGTTGGTGTTGATACAAGTGGATCTGTAAATAATGATGAACTTAAAGAGTTTATGTCTGAACTATGCCATATGCATAAAACAGGTCATAAGATTACAGTAGCGCAGTGTGATACAAGTCTTAATAGTGTTAAAGAGTTTAATCCAAAACATAACTGGGAAATACATGGTAGAGGTGGAACATATTTCCAACCTGTTATTGATCATTTTAATGAAAATAAAGGGCAATATACAGCTCTAATATATTTAACAGATGGTGAAGCTTATGCACCAGAGAACTGCCCTAAGAATACATTATGGGTTCTTAGTAGTATTTCTGATATGAATGATGANTTACCAGGACAAGTAATTAAGCTAAACTAATGGGTAGATATTATACAGGTGATATTGAAGGTAAGTTTACCTTTGGTNTACAAGCAAGTGATGCAGCAGATCAGTTTGGTGTTGAAGGACGAACACCTCAATACTTAGAATATTTCTTTACTAAGGATGATATTCCAGAAGTTAAGGCTAGACTAAAAGAACTTGAAGAAAGTTTTGAAGAATATAAAATTTATATACTAGCATATATTGACCTATTTGGTTGTAAACCATATGAACAAGATATTCCTTTATCAATATATCTTGAAAAGGCCGGAATGAAATCATTAAAAGATGAAAAATTAGAGAATTACTTTGATTATAGTCTTGGAAGACAAATACTTCAGTGTATTGAAGAAAAAGGAGAATGTAGTTTCTCGGCAGAATTATAATAAACTAAATAAAAAAAAGAAAAAGAATGGCACAAGTAAATTTAAACGCAAAAGAACTAAAGGGATTTTTAAATCATATTATTAATAATAATAGATCTCTTCAGGAAAAAAGTAAGCTTCCAGTAGCAGTTGAAGTAGTAGGTGAATCAGGTATTGGTAAAACATCTAATATATTAGAAATTGCTAATGATAATAATTTAAACTTTGTTAAGTTAAACTTAGCTCAGATTGAGGAGTTGGGTGACTTAGTTGGTTTCCCTGTACGTCAGTTTCAGATGTATAAAGAAAAGATTGTCTCAAAGACAACAGGAGATCAGTTAAATTATACTGCAGCACAAAGAGCAGCTGCATCTAAAAATTTAGCAGACATGACTCAAAAGACAACTAAAAAAGTTGGAATGTGGGTTGATGAGCTTGCTGTACAAGAGTATCTAAAGAACGGATACAAGATGACGGGTAAAAACAGAATGTCTTACTGCGCTCCAGAGTGGATTGCAGATAAGAAAGAAGGTGGTATCTTGTTACTTGATGATTGGAATCGTGCAGATATGCGCTTTATCCAAGCATGTATGGAATTGATTGATAGACAAAGTTATATCTCATGGACGCTTCCAAAAGATTGGCATATTGTTCTAACAGCTAATCCTGATAATGGAGATTATTTAGTAAACAGTATTGACTCTGCTCAGAAGACCAGGTATATTACTGCAAATCTAAAATTTGATATTAATGTATGGGCTGAGTGGGCTGAGGATGCAGGTATTGATTCAAGATGTATTAACTTCTTGTTATTACATCCAGAACTTGTAACTCAAGAAACTAATGCAAGATCTATTACAACTTTCTTTAACGCAATATCAAGCTTTGATTCTTTTGAAAGTAATTTAGCAATGGTACAGATGATTGGTGAAGGTAGTGTAGGAGATGCATTTGCTTCTATGTTTACAACTTTCATTAATAATAAGTTAGATAAGTTAGTAACTCCACATGATCTATTAACTCATGATAATGAGCAATATATTTTAAATGAGCTTAGATCTTGTATTGGTAAAGATGATAACTATCGTGCAGATATTGCATCTACATTAGCTACAAGATTATCTAATTACTCTTTAGTATATTCTAAAGAAAATAAGATAACTCAAAAAGTAACAGATAGATTAATTGCATTATGTACAAAGGATTATTTTACAAATGATCTGAAGTATATGATTGTAAGAACTATCTTTAACGGAAATAAACAGAAGTTTAATAAGATGATGATGAATCCAGAAATCATCAAAATGACAATTAAATAATATGGCAAGTAAATCAGTATATCAAGATTTTGATGCTGATGCATTGCAACACTTTGGATTGGATAGTGCCCCGTTATATGGGGTACTAACCTCTTCAAGTATTGAAGATGTATTAGTTACTCAAGATGAGACAACGTATGAAAAAATAGTCAGACTATTATCTGTACCTACAGAAACTGGTCAGACTTTTATAAATAAGAAAAAAGCTTTTATACTACCTAAGTGTAGTGTATCTCAAGACAGGCTTAAAGCTGCATTGAAAGAGCACAAAATCACAGTCACTAATGATTATGAAAAAGCAGATTTAGTAATAGGACATGATGATATAACAAAAAGAATAGAAAGTGGAAGTAATATACCTCAGACAATTATGGCAGGTAGACTTTGGAATATGGAGGCTGCTAACTGTACCAATGGGCATTTTGAGATTATAGACAATCATAATAATTCTGTTATAGTAACAGAGAAGATTACTGATAAAATAAGATATTATTCTTTAGATATATCAACTAGTTTGTATGATGAGTGGATGTTAACAGGATTAGCAGTAAACTTAGCACACAAAATAGAAACAGGAGATGCTGCAGTAGTAGATCCTGAGACAGTTCTTCATTCATCTGCAAATAAAATTGTACTAGATGAAGAAATGTTAGAATTACTTACATCACAACTTAGTTCTTATGACAGCGCAGATCATGATTTAGCATCTAAGATTATACCTACAATAGATTATACAAAGAATAAACATCTATTATGGGAGTTTGCTCAGAAGAATAATAGTAATATGTATAAGTTTAATAGAAACAAAGACATACAGTACTGGATGGAACAGGTTAAATTTACTTCTTTAGCTAGTAGAAATGCTCAAGACATGATATTACGGTTAGAAAGAAGTGGTGAGCTGTGTAAGACAACATTTAAATACTTTGAACCCATTTGTAGAAAAGAAATACAAATCTATAATAGGGATCTTTATGTATTTAAAGTAAATGTAAAAAAGGAATATTTAAAATATATACAAAATGAAAAAAATAGTTAGCTATTCAATAAAAGTAGATGATTCATCTAAGTATGATGGTTACATCGATGGGTATGTAAATGGTATTTACCTTACAGAGTATAATTATTATGATAAAAAGTCAAAGCCGTTTGAAGACAGTATATTAAAAAACATTTGTAAAATTGATAAATCTATAATAAAAGATAAATCTTTTTATAGATATCCAGATTTAACTTTACCAAGACAAAAGATAGATTTACTAAAAGAAAAGTATAATATATCAATAACTAGGAAAAAAGATAAAGCTGATTATAAAATTATATCTTTAAAGTATTTACATTCTAAGATTCTAAAAGATTCATGGTATGATTTATACAAAGCAAGTGACATTATTAAAGTAATAAAAAACAAGTCTAATTTTTTTACTCCTGGATTTGTAACTACTACTCTTATAGATAGTTTAGATGCTTTAGATCCTGAAACTTTGGTATCTATAAATTGTAACCGTTATAGTCATGTCATAAACATCAATGACTTGTTGTCAGACTTAGAAAAAGTTGCATCACGTTATTATTATGTCCCAGATTCACAAGTCTCAGAATTCAATGAGTTATTGTCATCTGGAAATATATTACTAGATAGTCAGTTAAATGATCTTATATATGATGGTTTACATATCTTAACAAAAGAAGAGTATAATAATAGTAGAAGCATGATTAAAAGTGATGACAAAGAAAACAGGAGTTTAGCATTAGAGTTGCTAGCGAACTGTAACTTAAACAAGTCTTTTGATTATGTATCAATGCTATACTACTTTTACTATGATTACCTTAAAGATTCAAATAACTGGACTAACGTTAATGTAAAAACACTTAGAGAGTCTTTATCAGAATTTACACCTTGTTATAACAATAACAGTGGTAGATATTATGGTAATTACTTAAAAAAGTTAAAAGAAGCTGATCAGTTAACAGAATTTGCTTTCAAAGAATGTGCTAGATACGCTTATCACAATGTTCTTAAGAAAAGCATGGGGCTTGATGAAGATAGCTTTTTTGAAATAAACTTAGATTCTATTAAATTAAATAAAAAGTATATTGGACAACTTAAGGAGGATTAAAACCATAATTGTAGGGGGCTCTGTAATGGAGCTCCCCTCCTTATCTTAAAAAAGTTAAACAAAATGAGAATAGACAAACAAAAAGAAAATGAATTTTATAAGAAAGAATTTAATTTTAGTTATTCATCACTAAATAAATTATTATTTTCTCCTTCTTTATTTTATAAAGATTATATACTAAATGAACGTGAAGTTAAAACAGATAAGCATTTAGTTGAAGGTAAATTAATACACTGTTTAGTATTTGAACCTGAGAATTTAGAAAATAAATTTAATGTATTACCTGGTAAGTTACCAAGTGATTCAGTAAAAAAGGTTTTAAAAGATATGAGTTTTCATACAGACGCTAAGAAGCTAGCTGATGTAGAAGACTTTATCATATTGGATTCATTAAAACAGATGAACTTATATCAGTCTCTCAAGAAAGATGAGGCAAGAATAGATAAGATTAAAGTGGATAGTTATCAAACATACTGGGAGTATTTATCCAATACAGATAAGGATCCAATTGATCAGGATACGCTAAATAAATGTAAAGATCAAGCAGAAATGATAAAAGATAACAAATATGTTATGTCTTTATTTAATGAAGTATCTACTGACTTTGATTTAGATCCTATAGAAACACATGCAGAAAAATATCTTTCATCTAAAATAGAAGGTCAACCTTTTGGGTTACACGGTTATATAGATTATTATAAAATTAATCATGATACAAAAGAAGTATTAATATATGATCTTAAAACAACAGGTAAAGCAGTTACAGACTTTAAAGAAACTGTAGACTTTTATAACTACTGGCTTCAAGCATCTATATATTGTAAATTAGTTTATGATTCATTAGGTGATAAAGCAGATGAATATGATATTAAGTTTAATTTTATTGTAATAGATAAGTATAATCAGATCTATACATTCCTTGTTAGTGATACATCATTAAGTAAATGGGCTGAAGGATTAGAGTATGTAATTGATGTTGCAAAGCACCATTATACAGAAAATAATTACTCATTGCCTTATGAATTACTTACAAATGTTGTAACTTTATAGTATGGATAAGGTTTATAGTGATTATTTTCAGAAGAGTAAGGTATTTTTATATCCTTTATTAGATTTTAAGAAAGGATTAGAGTTTGTACCTAAACAAACATATATAATGTGGGATAATCATTATTACATACAAGATAGAAAGTTATTATGTTTATATAAGGAGAAAAGAACTCATGAGTTTAGATCTTTTGAACAGAATATAATACACAAAGCAAAGCTATTTGAAAGTCATATTGAACTAGATAAGAACAATCAACTTTTTATATTTGATTTTAGTAGTCTTAAAGAAGACTATGATCATTTTATAAAAGGTGAATACTCTAGATTAAGCATTGAATCTAAATTAACCATTACTAGGTTTTTTGGAGACACTGTTAAAGCTATAGAACGTATTGACTCTTATCTTTTTCCTTATGATTTTCATGAAATATATGCAGAATTACTCAATGTAGATATTAAGCTTATTGAAAGTGTAAATGAGCTATGTGATAAATTAGATTCCAAAAAAGAAACACTATTAGATATTTATAAAAATAGTGAGATTAATATTTTAAATACTATATTTGAAAAAAATAAATAAAATTATGTCAAACACAATTGGAAAAAACATGATGATTGTAACATCAAGTTTTAGAAATGTAAAGTCATTCACCCTTATTCCAGCAACATCGGATTGTCCCTATGTTGAAGCTATGTATGATCCTTCTTCAGGTATACTAGCTGTTATTAGTAAAGTTATGAAACAGTCTTATCATATGATTCCTAAGTTGGATGATAATGGTGAGCCTGTAAGATTAAAAGTACCTAATAAAAGTACAGGTAAAACTGTAAAAGAAGAAAGAAGATTAGTAGATACTTTCTCTGAGTTTTATATAAGTGATGCAAAGGATATAGAAACCTTCATTCATTTATTTTCTATCAATGCTGATACGTTTGATTATAAACAGTACATAGTTGATACAAAAGAACCAGTGAAAAAATCTAATATAATTACATCTGTATAATACAGACCTATATAAAACCAACCAAAAAAAAGATATATTAATTTATATCTTTTTTTTTCTCTAAAATTAACTAAACATTAAGCATTATGAACAAACAACATTGGGTACATGATTATGAAACACTAAGCAATTGTTTTACTGCTTGTTTTCAAGATTATAAAAGTCAAGAGACAAAATTATTTGTTATACATGACTTAAGAAATGATCTTGAAGAGTTTATTAATTTTCTAGGTAGGAACGTTAAAAATAAAGAATGGCACATATCTTATAATGGTTTAGCCTTTGATGCACAAGTAACTCATTTTATTATAGATAACTATAAGAATTGGTTAGACTTAAGCGCATGTGAAATAGCTAATACTATTTATAGATATGCTCAGAGATGTATAGAAAAATCAAACAAAAAAGATTTTCAAGATTATCCTTTATGGAAAATGAAAATAGGACAAATTGATTTATTTAAAATGCACCACTGGGATAATCCAGCAAAACGTTCTAGTCTTAAATGGATTCAGTATAGTATGGATTGGGATAACATCCTAGACATGCCTATACACCATGATACAGAAATAACTACAACTGAACAAATAAATACAATACTTGAATATAATATTAATGATGTTGAGTCAACTAAAGAAATATTAAATAGGTCTAAGGAATTAATTAATTTAAGAAAAGAACTAACAGGTAAGTATNGTATAAATTTATTCAGTGCATCTGAACCAAGAATAAGTAAAGAGTTATTTGCTTATTATATGTCTCAAAAACTTAATATNGAAAAAAGAGATCTCAAGAAAATGAGAACTTATAGAAGCAGTATTAAATTTAAAGATATAATATTACCATATATAAAGTTTGAGTCTCCGGAATTTAAACAGCTACATGATAGATTTAAATCTGTTGAGATAGATCCTGAAAGAATGAAGGGCGCTTTTAAGTATTCAGTTACTTATAAAGGTGTCAAGACAGACTTTGGTGTAGGTGGTGTTCATGGTGCAAGAACTTCAGGTATATATAAATCTGATGACGATTATGTTATTATGTCTTCGGATGTCACTAGTTTCTATCCCAATCTTGTGATTAGAAATAAATGGTCTCCTGGACATTTTCCAGCACAAGAGTTTTGTGATCAGTATGAGTGGTTCTTTGAAGAGAGAAAGAAGATACCTAAGAGTAATCCAATGAACTATGTTTATAAGATTATCCTTAATTCTACTTTTGGTCTTAGCAATGATAAGAATAGTTTCTTTTATGATCCTGAGTTAACAATGAGAATTACCATTAACGGTCAGTTATCTCTAATAATGTTATATGAAATGATCATGGAAAGAATACCGGGAGCTGTTGCATTGATGCAAAACACTGATGGTATTGAGACAAGAATATCTAGAGAATATGTAGATGAATACATAAAAATTTGTGAAGAGTGGGAAAAATTAACTAACTTACAATTAGAACATGATGAATATCAAAAACTAGTTTTGGGTGATGTTAACAATTACATTGGTCTTAATAATTATAAAGAGGTTGATATAGCAACCTGGAGAAACATTAAGAATAAAAATCCACATTACAAATTTAAAGTTGATGGAAATAAGTTCTTTTATGCAGCAGCAAAAATGAAAGGACGTTTTGACTTTTATGGATTGGCATTACATAAAAATAAATCTAAATTAGTTATACCAAAAGCAGTGTATAATTATTTTATTCATGATATATTACCAGAGGAATATCTTAAGAAAAATAGAGATATACTTGATTACTGTATTGGAGGTAAATCAAAAGGTGATTGGCAAATTACATCTAGATATGTTGATAATGGAGAATTTAAAGAAGAAAAACTTCAGAAAATAAACCGTTATTATATATCAAGAAATGGTGTAAAGCTAACCAAAGTTCATAAGACAGACGGTCGTGAAATACAACTTGAAGCAGGGAAATGGTTACAAACAGTTTTTAATAAAATGGAATGTAAACCTAAGTGGAATTCTTATAACATAAATATTGGTTACTATTTAGAAGCAGTTGAACAAGAAATAAATAATATCTTAAATGTTCCAAGTAAACAAATGAAATTATTTTAATATGGTAGCAAAACAGAACAAAGAAAAAACAGCTCCAAAAGGCGCAATAAGGTTTTCAATAACTTTATCAGATGAGCAAAAAGTAGCAAAAGCAGAAATGCTAAAGCATGCTTTTAATTTTATATTAGGTAATGCAGGTAGTGGTAAAACACTACTTGCAGTACAAACAGCTCTAGATCAGTACTTTAAGAGAAACTATAATAAGATAATTATAACTAGACCAACAGTTTCTACTGAAGATAATGGTTTCTTACCTGGTTCAGAAAAAGAAAAGATGGAGCCGTGGTTGGTTCCTATACGTTCTAATATGAGAAAGGTATATAATAAACCGGCTATCTTGGATAAAATGGAAAAAGAAGAATCTATTGAATTAGTTTCTCTTGCTCATTTTAGAGGTAGAACATTTGATAATTCAATAATAATTGTTGATGAGTTTCAAAACTTAACTAGATCACAGTTATCAATGGTTCTTGGAAGACTTGGTAAAAATTCTATGATGATGTTTTGTGGAGATAATCAACAAGTAGATTTAAAAGATAGAAATTATTCAGCAATACATGAAGTATCTAAAATAGTTTCTTCTCAACATGTTTACAAAGTTGTTTTAAAAGATAACCATAGACATGAATCTTTAATAGAAGTATTAGAATTATTAGCAAATAACTAAATAAAANAAATGGATGCAAAAGAAAGAAAGAAAAGACCAGTATTCACTGGCGTTATTAAATATTTTCCTGANGCTTTACTAGAAGTATCTCGTGTATCACTAAAAGGAAATGATCAACATCATCCTGATAAACCTTTACATTGGGATCGTAATAAATCATCTGATGATTATGACGCATTAGCTAGACATTTAATTGATGCAGGTACAATTGACGATGATGGTATTCGTCATACAGCAAAAGTAGCATGGAGAGCATTAGCATGTTTACAGAAAGAATTAGAAGCTGATAAATAATGGAGCTAATAACAACCCATCCAATAAAAAAATCAGATCTAGGGTTTCATGCTAATCTATTTGGAGGAAAGCTTTTAGCTTGGTTAGATGCCGCTGGTGCAGCATATGCTATGGAAGTATGTGATACACCCCGGATGGTAACAGTAATGATAGATAAATGTATCTTTAAAAAACCTGCTAAAGAAGGTCAACTTATAAAGATATATGGTAAAGTTGTAAATGTAGGTCATACATCTATAACTTTTTATTTAGAAGCTAGGGCTCACAATGTCTATTCAGGTATACAATCTGTTATATTATCAACCAATATAAAATTTGTAAGAATAGATGAGAACAATGATGCCGTCCCTATAGCAAAAAAAGTAAAAATAAAATATAGTGATAAAAGTACAAGAGACTAAAACTCTTGTTACAAAAGACAACAATAATAGTGCTAACTGCATAGCTCCCAATATTATCTATGGATGCTTTGGCGGCTGTGTAGACACTTATTGTTATATGTCCAGATATAATGGACATAGAGTTTTTGTTAATAAGAATGTTGATAAAATATTTCAGTCTGTTGTAGAATGGGAAAAAGGATTTACCAAAGTACCTGATCAACAAGACCCTATATATACTATGGTAGATATTGCATGTAACTCAGATTTAGTTCTAATGCAAAAGCATATGCCAGAACCATTGATTGATTATCTTAAAAGATATGATGATCACCCACGGTTAAATAGTACAATGGCTACTAAGTATCCAAGTTTGTTGAACATTNATGTNAAAAAGTTCAACAAGAAACCAAGNGTAAGAGTAAGTCTGATGCCTCAGAAGTATTCAGATATATTAGAACCTAAGATGCAAAAGATTTCTTCTAGAATAGAAGATATAGATAGATTGAAGGATCTAGGATGGGAAGTGCACTGTAATTACAGTCCTTTAGTATTCTACCCCGGTTGGAAGGAGGAGTATTATAATCTCTTTAATGGAGTAAAGCAGGTAGCAGGAACGAACAAGTGTGAAGTTATAGCATTAACTAATCATGTAAATCAGATGGCTAAAGCAGAAGAACCAGCAAAAGAGTTGATGAAATACTCTAAGGAAGTAAAAAATAAATCTGGAGTTATGAGATATCCTCTCGTACATAAGACAAGATTGTTAAATGAGTTTAAAGAAATATACAAACAATTCTTTCCATTAAATACAATCCGTTATATATTTTAAAAAAAAATTAAATATATATAGTTACTGACTCAAATTAATTTAGTATATTTACACCAAATAAGTTTAAAAAATTATGGGATATAAAAAACCAATTACAGTATCAGAAAAATATCTGACAAATACACCGTTACCTACTCATGGTGACACTTATACAGTGGTAGAACACAAAGAAGTTATTGACAGAACAAAGCAAATGTTATATGCTTCTGGTTTTAAGATTGAAAAAGAAGAGTATAAAGCAAATCTAGATGCAAAAGTTGCACAAGGTGTGTATCATATAAAACCATTATCATCAAGTGATGAAATGATCAGAGATGAAGAAGAACTAGGTATGATGTTCGCATGGACAAACTCATATGATAAAAGCACAACATTTAAATGTGCAATTGGTGCATATGTATTCGTATGTTCTAATGGAGTTATTTCTGGAGATATGATGAATTTTAAAAGAAAACATTCAGGATCAGCTAATTTTGATATAGGAATGCAAATAGCAGCTCAGATTAAAAATGCTGAAACTCATTATAAGAAAATAATAAAAGATAGAAACGCTCTTAAAAGCGTAGATCTAGATCATAAACAGCAATGTGAATTATTAGGAAGATTATATGCATCTGAAGAAATACTTGATACAACTCAATTGTCTGCAGTTAAAGCAGAAATGAAGAAACCTTCTTATGATTATACATTTGATAGTGATAATGCTTGGAGTTTTTATAATCATGTTACACATGCTCTTAAAAAATCTCATCCAAGAAAGTGGTTATCAAGTCAACAGAACTTTCATGATTTTATGGTAGCTGATTTATTAAGCCAAAATAAAATTGTAACAAGTGAGATGGAAGAAGGTAATGTTAATAACATAATAGAAATGCCTGATAACCAAATGGTTATGGTTTTTGAGTAGATAAGTTTTTATAATATAAATTAATTATCTATATTAGCAAACGTTTTATTTGTGTTTATAAGGGTGCCTAACTTTCTTAATCCCTTGTTAATATGAATGTTTATTTAGTTTTGTATAATAGGGTGTGGAATTGTATTCTACACCCTTTATACTTTTAACACCAAAAAGAGATGACACCAATACAAGAATTACTAAAACTTGAATCAGACCTAACAGATATGTTTGATTCAGACCAAAGAGTAGCAATGGCTTTGCTTGAGCATTTGCGTATTAATAGGAAAGAAATGCTTGAGAAAGAGAAGGAGCAAACAATTGACTTTGCATACAAATGTAGAAACGTAATGGCAGCCGATGAATTTGCTATAACTAAATGGTATGAGAAAACCTTTAGCACCAAAGAGAGATGAAAAAAATAATAAAAATCAAATTATTACACAGCCTATATTAAAAGAT